GACGACATATTTTTTACCACATCTACATCTGCTTGGTATAAAGCAACATCAGCAACTGTAACTACCTTGATTACAGGTGGTTCAACAACAGTTAGACCAGCAATTGCCGCAGGCATTTTTGGTCTAAGCAAAGACAAGAGTTTAGTTGATTTTGATTTATACTTGGGCGACACAAGCACAGGCACAGCAGGCAAAACTATTAGTGGGCTTGCTTACATCACTGGCTTGGCTCCAACAGTGTCAGCAGACGCTCCTGTATGGGTTTCACCTTTAACATTGACTGTAACTGGTGACTACACAGTAAGTTAATTCTTTAATTAGAATTACATCAAGCACCTTCGGGTGCTTTTTGTTTTTTGTGTATAAATAAGTGTATAGATTTGGAGATGTTATGATAGATGCAAGATTTAGATATGGAATTCATAAAAGTGCAGCCAAAGCACGAGGAGTTGAATTCAAATTATCTTTTGAAGAATGGAATAGTTGGTGGTTATCTAACGGTATAGATAAAAATTATCCAACAGAAAAAGGTCCTAATATTCCTTGTATGTGCCGTATTAATGATGTTGGTGCATATGAATTATCAAATATATATTGTGATACATTGAGTAACAATATTAAGTATTCTTATAAGTTAAGACACGAAGATAAAACTTATAGAAACGGAAGACAAAGAATAGTTAAAACTCCATTAGGAACATTTGATGGTGTAAAAGTTGCTGCCAAAGCATTAGGAGTTACAGCAACAACTATTCAAAATAGGCTTAGAAATAAAGTTGAAGGTTATAGTTATGATCTTTGACTCCAAAACTGATGATGAGATATTTCGCAGTATAGAAGCAGAAGTTGCCAAAGCATTAAGCGAGATTAGATGTGCCAAGAAGGACTTGGAACAAGCAGAAGTAAGAATGAAGTTTGCACTAGCAACCGTTCATTACTTAAAACAACGATATGAGGATATGAAATGAACATAGGTAATTTCGCAAAGAAACCCGAACTAATTAAAATAGAAATTGATACACCAGAAGTTATAGAAGTATATGGTGATAAAATTGATTTCTATATTTACGACAGCGTAGATATTAACACATATTTTGACTTCTTTAAGAGCCAAAGTGATCAAGATGGTGATAAACTTGCCTCACTAATGCGTAGTTTAATATTAAATGAAAAAGGTGAAAAAGTTATTGCTGAAGATAGTATGTTACCAATAGATTTATCGGTAGGAGCATTATCAGCAATTAATGAACGCTTGGGAAAGTCAAAGACCAAGGCATCAATCCCAGAGACTGGGAATCAGCAAGATTAATAACAATAGGAGCATTAGCAAAAATGTATGGACAACTACCCAGTTATATTCAAGCTAATGCTACCACATTTGATATTATGGTTTATGATATTATGATGTCTTGGGAAGAACATCAGCGTAATCAAGCAGAAGGTAAGTTAGAAACTCCTAAACTTACACAAGAGCAAATGATGGCAATGTTAGAAAAAGTTAAGGAAAAGAAATAATGTCAGGTGAAATAGTTAAAAGACTGGTAGAATTAGAAAAGGCATTAGATCCAAATAAGTTAGCCGCCGAGGCTTATAACTATTTCAAAAATATAACTCCTATCCGTAGTGGTAATGCTCGCAGAAATACTAGATTAAAAGGCAACGAAATACAAGCCGATTACGCTTATGCACAGCGATTAGATGATGGTTATAGCAATCAAGCACCTCAGGGTATGACTAAGCCAACAGAAAAGTTTATACAAGAGTATATCAAAAAACAAAGTAAAGGATAAACTATGGCAACCATAGAAAACTTCACAGTAAAAGTTAAGACTGAAGGTGCCGCTGCCATTAAAAATCTTAGCAATGATGTTGCGAATTTAGGCACACAGTTCGGCGGATTGAATAATACCTTAGGTAGTTTTACAACTGGATTAGGAGTAACTGCCAGTGCTGTTGCCGCAGTTACAGGTGCATTTGCTGCATTAGGATTACGAGCAGTTAAATTAGCAGATGATTTTCAAGATTTAAGTGATGCTACCGGACTTAGTGCTGGCGAATTAATGAATCTAAAACAAAGTATGATTGCCGCAGGTGGCAATACTGAAAGTTTTGCCAAAGCAACAACAAAATTATCAGTGGCTATTGGTGAAGCAATGGGTGGCAACGAACAATATCAAAAGTCTTTTCAAAAGTTAGGTGTTTATGTCACAGATGCAGGTGGCAAACTAAGAAGCACTAGCGATATTACTCAAGATGTTATATCTAAATTAGCAGATATTAGTGATCCAGCAGTTCGTAGTGCTGAAGCAGTTAAACTACTAGGCAAAGAAGCAGCAAAAATTGATTGGACACAGGTCAAAGCAGGTAAAGATGCATTTACAGATGAGAACATTAAAAATCTAGCGGCATTTCAACAACGACTTGATCAAATGGCTGCTACATTAGAAAAAGGATTGATTAATAATTTTGGTCAATTAGCAAAATCAGTAAATCAATTCTTAGCAGAATATGATGTCAAAGGTTTTGATGCGTTCTTAAATAGATTGCAGGTAGCAAGTTTAAGACTTTCTGGATTTGGAGCAGAAGCAGATAAAGTTCGTAATCAATTTAAACAAGATTTACAGGCTAAAGCAGAAACAGATGCAGAAACTCAAAAGTTATTAAAATTAAGTCAAACTCCAGGAGCAGCCGCAGTATCAAGACCACAAATAGCAAAAGGAACCTTTGGAGCAACTCCTGAAGCAACATTAAAAGCCATTGCTGAAAGTGCAAAAAGAATTGCACAGGATCAAGCAGACGCACAAAAGGAAATAGAACTTCGAGGTGCCAGTGATATTGAAAAAATCAATATCGAAATGCGAGCCAATATAGAAAAATCTGTAGCAGAAATACAAAATAAAGAAAGATTATCACAAGCACAAAAAGCCAAAGAAACTCTAGCATCCGTGGCTAAATTCACTGAAAAGGCCGCTACAGATACTGCTAAAGTCCGTGAAGATCAAGAACGCAATATTAATCAATTAAAACAACAATACGCACAATCAAATAATGCATTATTAGGTATTGAACAAACTGAATTACAAAAAGTCACAGATCAAATTGCACAACAACCTGCAAAGTATAAAGAGATTGGTGATCAATTATTAAAGAATGCAGCCGCACAAGATCAAATTAGGAAATCTATTGAAGAAACTGTTAGAATTCGTCAAGTAGAAAAAGAAACTAGTGCTATAATTGATACTAGATTAACATCAGCAGTTGCTTCTTCTATACAGCAAAATATGCTAAAATTGCAGGCATTGGGTGCTTCCAAAGAAGAATTAGCAATTTTACAAGCACAGATTGATGCAGGTCGTCAATCATATGATTTGGCAACTAGCGTTAAAGGTGCTTATGAAGCAAGGTTAATTACTGAAGGCAGAATTGATGAATTAACTAAAGAACAAATTAAAGATGCTGCAACTTATAATAATTTATTAGCACAAAGAACTGCTAGAATTGATGAAGAAAAAAATTCTAAAATTGCATTGGCTCAATTAGATAAACAACTTACTGAAAGTTTTGCAGTGGGTTGGAGTAATGCATACAGCAAATATGTTGAAAGTAGTAAAAACGCATCTGAGCAAGCACAAACATATTTCTCAACATTTACACGAGGATTTGAAGACGCATTCGTTAAAATGGTTCAAACTGGTAAACTAAGTTTCAAAGATTTAGCCAATAGTTTAATCGCAGACTTTGCCCGTATACAAGCAAAGAAAGCATTATTAGGTATATTTGACATGGGCGGTGCAAACAGCCAAGGACAAGGATTTAGTTTCGGCACATTATTCGGAAGTATTGGTAAAATATTTGGATTTGCCAATGGTGGTATGCCTCCAGTAAATCGTCCAAGTCTAGTTGGCGAGCGTGGTCCAGAATTGTTTGTTCCTAGGACAGCAGGCACTATTGTTCCTAATGAAATGTTAGGTGGCAGCAGTAATGTTACCAATGTAACCTACAGCATACAAGCAGTTGATGCAAGTAGTTTTAGAACATTGTTAGCCCGTGATCCAGAGTTTATTCACAATGTAGCAGAACAAGGCAGACGACAATTACCAATAAGGAGTAGAAGATAATGGCATTATATCTACAAGGAATACAAGATGTTATTGACACAGCAGTCAATATAGAATTTAATCGCAGTAAATTAGTAGCACAAACAGTTAGTCGCAGTGGCCGTATTAGTACAGCCAGCCGCAACTGGGCTAACCCTTATAGATTTACAGTAACACCTAAACCTGTTTGGCTGTATGCTGAAGCTAGAGCAATGATAGAAACAATTTATCGTAATGATAGATATGAAACAGCCGCAATATATTTCGGTGATTTCCCTAGAGGACAGACCACTGTAAATCCAGTATTCACAGGATATATTGTTGGAAATGTTTTAACAGTATCAACCTTTACCAGCGGACAGTTTCGTCCTGGTGATATTATCTCAGGCACAGGAGTAGCACCTGGCACACGCATTGAAGCAAGAATATCAGGATGGGCCGCAGGTAGTATATGGTTGGTAGGTATTAGTCAAACAGTGGGAAGTTCGGGTAGTCCTGTGTCAATGACTGGAGATACAACAAGTTTGGGTAATCCTGGTCAAGATTGGATCAGCAAATATCGCGGCAGTGAAGATGATAATGGTACTTATATTATAGACAACTATAGTAGTTTTAGTGCTAGTGGAACAAGAATAATTATTCAACAAGAGACTGGTGACACCGCATCTGCTAATGATTTTATTATTCGCAGTAATGACTTTATAAGAGTTGCCAACGATAGATATCCTTATCAAGCAGATAGAAGTATTCCTGTGCCCATAGCAGTTACAGGCGTCACAGGAACAATTTCCGGCACAGATACAGAAACAACAATCACAGGATTAAGTAGCGTAACAAATCTAAGTATAGGACAAGTATTAACTAGAACAGCGGGTGCAGGAGCATTCGGTGGTATAGCATATATTAGAAATATTGACAGCGTTAGTCAAATCACTATATTCAGCGATACAGCAAATACCGCAGGAGCAATAACATTCAACGGTGATGGTAAAACAACAGCAAATCACAAAGTAGCAATACCGATTAACAGAGGTTATTTAGGTGCAGGGCAACCAGCAAATACTGGATTATTCGTAGGTGGTGGAGCCGCAAGATTTCAGGTTAAAGTAACTAAACTACCAACATATAGATTTATTAATAAGGATCTCATCGAATTCACAGGCGACTTCGAAATGATAGAGGAAATACTATGAGCACAACTATAACACAAGTAGATGAATCAAGTATCGAATATGGTGTTCTAATTGATCTAACACTGATAGCAATCAATCCTACAACAGGCGCAAGTGGTACAGGATCAATAGCTACAATAACTTTTGCCACACAACCAAGTAGCCCGTTCGCTGTAGGTGATACTATCACAGTCAGCAATATGGTTCCAGCAACATATAACGGAACTAATTTGATAGTTACAGCGGCAACAACAAGTAGCGTGAGTTATGCTAGTACAGCTACAGGTAGTCAAACACAGGCAGGTATTATTGGCATAACTTATTATATCAGTAACTGTTATCGAGAAGTAGTTCATAACACTAAAACATATCAAGCACTGGCAGGCTTTCTAAGTGTCAGCGAAATACAAAACAACATCAGCAATGCCAACGACGAAGTACAAGTAAGTCTAAGTGCTATTCCGCCCGAGTATATCGCCGCAACACTGGGCACACAGATTAAAGGCGGAGAAATAAACATCTATCGTGCGTTCTTTAACTATAGTACTCAACAGGTTATATCGGGAGCAATATATCGTAGATTTACCGGAGTAATCAGCAACTTCAGTGTTCAAGAAGATCTAAACGCCGCAGGTGCAAGTCCGGATGTAAGTCATACTATTACAATTATCGCAAGTAGTATTATGGGCGTGTTAGAAAATAAAGTCAGCGGTCGTAGAACAAATCAAGAAGACTATCAAATATTTTGGCCCGAACTTAACAATGTTAATTATGCCGCAGATCCCAGTATGAATAGAGTAGAAGCATTATTCAATAGTAGCTTCGACTTCGGTAAGCCGTATAAAGGTCAAGCAGCCAGTAGCGTGGGTGGCAATGGATCACAACAGGTCACTGACAGCAGTGATATGAGTATGTATGGACCTCCATAATTAAGGATAAGAAATGATAAGATTTGAAGTTATAAAAGATGTAGATAGTATCAAAGATCAAATACAAGTATTGATTAAAAGGCACTATGCCGAACTTACATTAGACAAAGATGTAATGAAGTTGGCACCGGATTGGGACAGATACAATGAGTTAAATACAGATGGTAAGTTATCAATAGTAGCCGCATATGACAACGAGAAGATAGTGGGATATAGTGTATTCTTTCTCAACGAACACATACATTACAAAAACAATATTATTGCCAACAACGATGTATTATTCCTAGCACCCGAATATCGTCTAGGTATGACAGGTATCAAACTTATCAAGTATAGTGAAATGATATTACAACAGTTGGGTGTAAGTAAAGTTATTTGGCATGTAAAAATGGCTAAAGACTTTAGACGACTATTACACAGAATGGGTTATCAAGATGAAGACATCATTGTCGGCCGAGCATTAAAGGAAATATAAGATGGCATTTACCGCAGTAGCAAATTGGGTAGTTGGAGCAGTTAGCACTTATGCTACAGTAGGAGCGGCATTCGCCGCAGGAGCATATGCCGTAGCCGCACTAGGAGCAGCCGCAGCCATCGGAGCCGCTTATGTAACAAGTAGAATTATCAACGGTAATCCTAATAAAGGTAATAACTCAGCAAATAATCAAGGTGGTAGAATACAAGTAGCACCAGCTACTAATAATAAGATACCCGTGATATATGGTAATGCGTATGTAAATGGTATGATCACAGATGCTAGACTATCAACATTAGATCAAAAAGATAATAATGTAATGTTCTACTGTATCGTACTGGGAGAAACAACTAATAACATTAACACAACTTATGGACTAGAAGGCGTGTATTGGAATGATTTAAGACTAACACCTTTAGCGGCCACAGGCACAGATAGTCATATCGTTAAAGACGGTAGAAAAGTAGTAGATAGTATTCCAGTGACAGCAGGGTCTTTCGTAGTAGATAAGACTTATGTTATCACTAAAATAGGTACAACAACACAGGCACAATGGAATACAATAGCAGGTACAGCAGGACGAGTATATGGAGTCGGTAGTGTATTCGCCGCGGCAACAACTGGAGCAAGTAGTGGTAATGGTCAAGCACAAGAAGAAGATTTTATTGATACTAACTTTATCGTTGGTGCTAATCAAAATGTAATGTTGCGTGTATATGCAGGCGGTAGTAGTGCGGCAGATCAAATCTATCCTCCACAGGCTGCAGGCAATAATGCCAACGCATATAACTTCTGGGGAAGCACACCCGCAAATCCTAATGGAGACGGTAGTTGGACTATTGCCAATGAGATGAAAGGTCTAATATTCGCTATAGTTAAACTAAGATACGATGGCAGTAAAGGATTTACAAGTCTTCCTAATGTCACATTCAATATCGCTAATAATGTAACTAACCCAGCAGATGTATGGTATGATTATATGACCAGCGAAAGATACGGAGCAGGTATCGACCCCAGTTATATTGATACAACAGCACAAACTGAATGGTATAACTTCTGCGAAGAAGATATCAGTTATACCAGCGTAAATCTAGATCCTCAAGGTGGAGCAGGTACAGCAAATCAAGCAACCAGTCGTTATAGTATCAACGGAGTTATTGATACAAGTAATCAAGTCAAAACAAACATAGACACTATCTTACAAAATGGTGGTGCTTGGATGAGCTATAATGTAGATACAGGACTATGGTCGCCGATTATAAAGAAAGCCGTATCAGCTGGTATAGAAGGAGACTCAACCACTTATTTTACAGCAAGTAAATCTGGAACAACACTGACAGTAACAGCCTTCCCCAGTGGTAGAATAGAAACAGGACAATTATTATATAATAGTTCAAATACTTTAATAGGCACTATCACAGCACAATTGGCACCCACCGCAGGAGAAACAGCAGGACAGAAGGGTCGATATACAGTATCAGGTGCAAGTAGTACAATAACCACAACAACCTTTTATACATTACCAGCAAGCACATTGGAGTTCAGCGACGATAACATCATCAGCGGTATTAGTATAAGCTCGACTCGATTAGAAGATTTATACAATCAAGTAGAAGTAGAGTTCTATAACAAGTATAATAAAGACCAAAAAGCATACTTTAGAAATAACTTAGATGAAGCAGATAGAAACCCTAACGAGCCCGATAATCAACTAAGGTTGAGTCTAGATTTATGTAACAACAGTATGCAAGCGGATATACTAGGTCAAATGGAACTTCGTCAAAGTCGAGATGATCTAGTCATAGAATTTACATCAACTCACTATGGCATACAAGCACAGGGCGGAGATGTAATCGCTGTCACAAGTGAATTATATGGTTGGTATCCAAAATACTTCCGTGTAATGCGTGTTAAAGAAATAGAAGGCGATGACGGCAGCTTAGTAGCAAATATACAAGCACTGGAATATAATCCAGATGCTTACACAGTAGAAGCTATCACAGAGTTCTCAACGGCAGCAAATATTGGCATCGGAGTATATGGAGCAAGTCCTAATTTACCTTTACCGCCAAGTGTGGTCATTGCCAGTGTAGATGCTGACGCACCGATTCCTAACTTTCAATTACAAATAGGTATTCCTGTGTCAGGCGGTCCATTCGATGAAATAGAATTATACTATACAGAAGGTTGGGATCAATATCCAATCACAGGCAGTATAGTTCCTGGCACAGGTAGTAATGGTGCCGCAGTTGGTCAAGGACTATTAACAGTTACAGCTACAACTTATGGTAGTATAAACGCAGGTGATCGTATTGATTTATTAGCACCTGCCACAGATATCTTTATCGTAAGTCAAATAACAAATAATCCTGTAAGCAAAACATTTGCATCAGGTGGTGCTCCGGCAAGCTCAACAAGTACATTAATAACACTGAACAATGTCACAGGATTGATAGTTGGTAATACACTAACTGGTCCCGGCATACTTAATGGTAGCTTTATCACTGAAATTGACTCAGGAACAAACACAGTAAGAATAGAAGATGCTGTAACAGTACAGGCAGGATCATTTACATCAACTGGATCAAGCATCGGTGGAACTACCTTAACTATCGGAACACTATCTACCGGCAGTATAGTAATAGGACAAACACTGACAGGCACTGGCGTTACAGCAGGAACAAAGATCACAGAAAAAATTAGTACTGGCAGCGGCAGCGGATCGACTTGGCGAGTAAGCGCAAGTCAAACAGTGGCAAGCACAGCAATATCAGGAACTTCAATTTACGCAGTCACTGGTGGATTAGGAACTTACATAGTAGATACCAGTACAACAATATCAGGCACAGCAGATTTATATGACTTCCCAGAAGCAGATAATTATAAACCATTAAAGGTTTTAGTTCCAGAAGGCAACGATCCAACATATACCAACGGATCAATAGTAACAGATGTAATTACAAATGTGCCGTCTAATAGTGCTACATATCGTCGTTGGTTCGTTATAGCCCGTATGGGTATCAAGAAACAGTTCGGAGCATTCAGTGAGCCTGGAGAAACTGATTTTGAACAGGGTAGATTCCCTTATAATCCAAATCCTGTGGCAGCTGGTAGCTTAGGTGATCTAACCGATGTAACACTTACAGCTCCTTTAACAGAAGGTGAGTTCTTATGGTATGATGGAACAAAATGGATCAATACCAACGAACCGACTATTGATACTAATGCAAAGACATTAAATTTAACAAGAAGATCTACAACAGCAGTTCAA